ATCAGTCTATTCAACTAGACTTTACCCTAGTTAGCGCCGAAGAACGGCGCGCCTATATAGACCAGCTACTAAGTCAACTAAACTCCCAAAACTATTCCCCTACCACCTCTGAACTAGAACTTTTTAGTAATTATATACTTTATGGGAAAGAAGCTGATGGAAAATCTCCGGTAGAGAAAAAAGACATTGAAATTGAAACTCGTTATAAGACATATCAACGGAAAAAAGATAAGTCTTTAGATGAACTTATGGAAATGCCTGGGTTTAGAGAAGATATTTTTCGCGGCGATGCCCCGCCCTACAAGGTTCCCAAGTATAAATTAGACCGAAGTGATTTTGAAGGAATTCCAGCTTTTGAAGAACTTTGGGAGCAAATTGATGGAATTGAAACATTGTTAAAAACCGGGTATATATCCAGTGAGCAAGATAGCTTACAAACCTCACATAAGACGAATGCTTTGGAGTTCACTACTCAACAAGCTGTAAAAGAAGCAGAAGCCGCCAAAAAGTTAACTCCTCAACAGATTTACAAGCTAAAACATCTTCTTGTTGAATTGCGCCGAGAACAATATACGTTAAAGGATTTTTATAGACCACAAATTCAACAACATATCGGTTCTCAAATTTATAGTCCGAGCGAAACAGCTATCCCTTGGCAACAAGGCACTTATGAAATTGCGCCTCTAGGTCTGTATCATAAAGGTATGAAGCGTTTTGAAAAGCCGCGCGAGGCCGATCAAGAAAAGGATTATCGTTGGAATGAGAACGCACTTTTTATTTTGGATTTTAGAAATGAAGAGCATATTTACGCACTTTGTGAAAATTGGCTTGAATTGGAAACTCAAGCCGGAGATGACCCAGAATCTACACTTCGCCCGCTCTTAGATACTCTTGATTTTTATATACAAGGCGCGCCGCTAAATGAAGAACAACGAGATGTGTTGTATTATAAAATACATAGAATGCCAAATATTGAAATAGCGAGAATTATCAATCAAAAATATGAGACGGGTCACAGTGATAATTATATCTCTACCATGTATAAACAAAAGATTTGTGGAATTATTGCAGACTACGCAACATTGCATTACGATGAATACCTTGCGCGCGCTGACCGTTTTAGATGGAAGAAATGTTCTTATTGTGGAGAAGAAAAACTAAGAGACCCACGTAATTTTGTTAGAAAAACTAAAAGTTCTGATGGTCTTGCTGGGCGCTGCAAAGAATGTGATAAGCGAGCACGTCTGGGAGTATTTTGAGGAGGATTTATGGAAGCCCTAATTTTATTTGGCTTGGCTTATGGATTTTGTTGTTGGTATGAATTTAGAAGAGGCGATCATTCTTTAGAATGACTTATAAAATAACACGGCGCGCCTTTAAAATAAAGGCGCCCATAAAGGAGGAAACTAATAAAATGGATACCAAAACTAGCCCAAAAGAACTAATTCGCTTTATTGGGCTAATAAACACTCTTCCCGCCACAGAATTTTTGGGAGTGGTTAGAATTATGAATTTGACCATCATAGGAGAAAATAATAAACCTCGTTCTTTTGAAGATATTATGTCAGATATGATTGACAAATTTGTTGAATATAATCGTACACAGCGCCGTAATCTAATGAAGATAATCAAAAAGGCTTCCCAATGCAAATGATTCAAGGACGCGAGCGCTTTGTAACCAAAGTTTGTGATAAATGTTTGGAGACAAAGCCGACTGTGCGCTTCGCCCCAACAAAATCTCTTTTTTATCCTGACGGAATGAGCCCTATTTGCTTCGATTGTTTAGAGCAGATGATTAGGAATAAGGGATATGATTGGGCAATTGTAGATAAAATTTGTCAATTTTTAGATATTCCTTTCATTCCAAAAGAATGGCAAAAAATTAGTGGAAAAAATAGAGTAAATCCTTTTACTGTTTATACTCAACTTTTTAGTGAAGATTCTTATGAAAATCTTGATTGGGAAACTTATTACAAAGAGTTCAAGACCCTTGAAGAAGCGAAAATGATAGAAGAGGAACTTCCTGGTTTTTATGAACAAAAAATCAAAGAGCTTCAGAAAAAATGGGGTCCTAACTATGATGAGGATGAACTAAGATACTTAGAAAATCTATATAAAGGTGTTTTGAATACCCAGTCGGTAAATGGCGACCTTCAAATAGACCAAGCCAAGAAGCTTTGTAAGATTTCTTTGGAAATTGAAGGCCGCATTCGTGCAGGTCAAGATTTTGATAAGCTGCTAAAATCCTATGAAAGCCTGGTAAAAATTGCAGAATTTACACCCAAAAACGCTAAAAATGCTAATGATTTTGATTCAGTAGGAGAATTATTCCGTTGGCTTGAAAAGCGCGGTTGGAAAAATCAATATTATGATGGTGTAAAACGAGACGTGGTAGATGAAACTATTCATAATATCCAAGCTTACAACCAGCGCCTTTATACTAACGAGTCTGGTATAGGAGATGAAATTACAGATCGCATCAAAGCTTTACAAAGCGCGGCTGCCTTAGAGGAATCTCAATCTGACTTTGGGACAGATGCAGTTTGTGATGATATGGATGCTTATGAAAATGCTGGATATGAAGGTCTTATGAAAGAAGAATTTGATGCAGACCTAGGAGAGACAATATAATGGAATTTATCAATACTTCTGTAGAAGAGCTACAAGAAGGGCGTGATAAAATTGGTCGAAGAGAAGGAATAGTAATTGAAAAAGGTGTAGTATTAACAGATGATTATTTGGAGAAAAATCAAAAACTTTTTGAAAGATATTGCCAAACATTCTCTGCTTATCCGGATGTATTTTTAGATGTAATAAAACAAGAAAATGACAGTTTTTCTCTTTTTTATTATCAACGAATTATACTACGCGCGCTGATGAGGTATAAAGAAGTTTACGTATGTGCTTGTCGTGCAACCTCTAAATCTTTCTTGTCAATTTTGGCCCTTTATTTACAATGTGTATTTATGCCTGGAACAAAGCGTTTTATTGTTGCAACTTATAAACGACAGGCTGCTAAAGTTGCAAAAGAAAAAATCTTTGAAATTTATCAACACTGGCCTCTACTTCGTAAAGAAGTTATTGGAGGAGATATTAGTGAAACACCTGGAAATTTTGGTGCTGATTATGTTACTCTAAAATTTAGGAATGGGTCTCAATTGGATGTTGTCGGTGGTGATGGTACTCGTGGTCTTCGCCGTAATGGGGGCCTTCTCGATGAGTTACGAGATGCGGATGAAACCGAAATAAATGAAATCGTGCTTCCTTTAATGAATGTTGCAAGGCGTCTTCCTGATAATACTGTAAATGAAAAAGAACCAAATGCTCAACAGATAGTTATGACAAGTGCAGGGGTCAAGTCTCATTTTTCTTATGAAAAATTTATTGATATGTTTGAAAATTCAATAATTACTCCTAAAGATTCTTTTGTAGTTGGATTGGATTATCGAGTTCCTATTGCTCATGGTCTTCTAGATAGAAACTATGTCAATAAGCTAAAACTCGCGCCGAGTTTTAATCAAGAATCTTTCGCACGAGAGTATTTGAGCCTCTGGAGTGGAAGCTCTGAAGAATCTTGGTTTAATTACGACAAAATTTCTAAATATCGAAAATTAAAAAATCCTGAGTGGCGGTATCAAAAAAGTAGAGTCGGAGAACAGGGATTCTACTTACTATCGATGGACGTGGGAAGGTTGGGTGACCGTTCTGAAGTTTGCGTGTTTCGAGTCAATCCACAAAATGGTATTTTCTATGCTACATTGGTAAATATTGTTACTTTAGGTAGAACACCCGAATCTCGTCAATTTTCTTATCAGGCGCGCGACCTCAAACGTCTGATAAAGTTGTATCAGCCAAAAGAAGTTTTGATTGATACGAATGGCCTAGGAATTTCAATGGCAGATGAAATGATAAAAACTCATTATGACTTGGATGGAACTGAGTTGCCGCCTTATGGATTTTTTAATAGTGATGAATATAAGAAAATTCAACCAAAAAATGCTCCGCAAATTCTTTACTCTATGAAAGCAAATGGTCCACTAAATTCTCAAATTCATGGAAATGCTTATTCACGCATCAACACTGGCCGAGTTCGTTTTCTTATCAACGAACAAGAAGCGAAAAGTGCGCTCCTCTCTTTGAAATTAGGACAAAAGATGAAGACTGAAGATAAAATCAAAAGACTTCTTCCTCATCAACAAACTACCAATCTTTTTACTCAAATGGCTAATTTGCGTTTGAAGAGGACTGGAGCTGGTCTTGATATTGTTTTAGAACAAATCAATGCTCGTTTCCCTAAAGATAAATATTCTGCACTTGCCTACGGGTTATGGCGTATTAAAGAACTAGAAGAAGAAGCAGCAAAAAGAAAAAAGAATCGTCGAGGAAATAGAAAGTTAGTATTTTATACCGAAGGAGGTTGATATAATTGAGTGATTCTAAGAATATGATAGAATTACAAAATGAAACTCATAAGGTAGACAATGAGACTTTCAAACGCGCGATTACTAATATGATAGCAACTAATGATTCTGCCTATACTACAAGATATCAGCGTAATGGACGCGCATATGCGCGTCCCTATACCAATGAAGAAATTCAACGCATTATTGATTCTGGTTCGGCAGTTCAAAAATCCATTTTGTCAAATAATTATTTTGCTTTGGATGGTTTCTATCGTAGAATTATTATTTATTATGCCACATATCTAAAATATGTAGGCATCCTTATTCCGCAATATGAGAAAAAAGGTAAAGCCGTCAATGAAATTTATAACAAAGCAATAAAATTTATTGATGGGATAAAAATGTATACTCTATGCGCAGATTTTGCTTCTAAAGCTTTTTTAAATGGATGTTATTATGGTGTCGTACAAAGCTCCTCAGAAAATGGTTTTGCTGTTTTAGATCTACCTTTTAAATATTGCAGTACTAGATATAAGGATCAAAAAAATAATGATGTAATCGAATTTGATTTGTCTTATTTTGACTCTATTAGTGATAAAAAGCAACGTCGCATTGCTCTAAGCATTTATCCGGATGAAATTTCTAATGCTTATAAAAAGTGGAAAAATAAACGCTCTTCTGATTACCAATATTATATTATTCCTTCTGAAATTGGAATTTGTTTTCCTCTTTTTGATACAAACCCTATGTTTTTGAGTACGCTAATTGATATTGCTGATTACTATGATTACAAGAAATTTGATAAAGAAAGAGTACAAGAGGAAATTCGTAAAGTTTTAGTTCAAAAAATGCCTCATACTAGCGATGGCACACTTATTTTTGAACCAGATGAGGCAGAAGCCATGCACGCGGGCTCTGTTGGAATGATGAAAAATAATCGCAATGTTAGTGTTTTGACTACTTATGCTGATGTTGATATGTTTACAAGTGATGCTTCTAATGAAAATGTGAATAACATTCTTGACAAAGCCGCCAATGCAATTTATAAACAAGCTGGTGTTTCTCCTCAACTTTTTTCTCTAACTGGCAATGTTGCTGTTGAAGCTTCTTTGAATAAAGATTTAGGTTTGGTGATGTATGCGGCGAATAAATTTGCTAACTTCTTTACTAATCTAATCAATCATCTGTTTGGGAATAGTGAAATTTCTTTCAAATATCAATTTTTACCAATTAGTTGGTATAATGAAAAAGAATATATTGACAATTCTTTCAAACTTGCTTCTAGTGGTTATCCTTTCTTGTTGCCGGCCTTGGGGATGGGTTTGACGCAAAGTGATTTATCTAATATTAAAATTCTTGAAAACGATATTTTAAAATTAGATAAAAAGCTAAAGCCACTTCAAAGTTCTTATA